GTTGTGTCTAATTCGTTTGCACTAACTGAACCAGCAGCTGGTTTGTGAAAGATACTTGTAAGTCCTCTATGAATTACATAGATACTATCACCATTTGCAGGCGTTCCAGTAAATGAAATAATCTTTGGACTATTACTTGCATCATCAGTAATCGTATAGGCAACATCAGGCTCTTGAATAACATCATTTACAACGACCATCACATTCTGTGAAGAACCCCCAGGCACTTCATTAGTTAATGTGAAAGTGGTTGCAGAACCATTTCCAGTAAAATCTTCTTTTAGGAATTGAGGACTAACTCTGTTCTCAATTGATGCACCTATGTATGACATATTACGATACCTCTTGTAGAATACCAGCGATTAAATCACAAGTAGCTGCACTTGCAAACGCATAAACCTTATCATTTGAATTTAGAACAATCTTTTGTCCAGATACAATCTTTAGAGTTGCAGATGTTGGAATTGTAACATCTTTTACAATATTGTATGCTTTATAAATTACTTTTGTACCAGCGGCAGTTCCGTCAGCTGCACTAGCGTTTTGTGCATATGTGAATGTTGTTGTACTTGGAACAGATGCAACCTTATACAATCCATTGACGTATGCAGTTGTTGAACCAGTTACATGAACATATTGTCCTACACTTAATCCGTGTGCAGAACCAGTTGTTACCGTTGCAACATCACTTGAAGATACAATACTTGTGATTGACCCAAGTGTTGAACTTACGTCTTGAATGAAACAAGTAAGTGCGATACTTGCTGTTCCAGTATTAGAGGCATCTAATTCAACCAAAATTGAATTAACACCACTTGAACCATTATTTGCAGTGTAAACCAGTTGTGGGCCTGTAGCATTATCAGTCGCACTTCCAGTGGATTGATAATTCTCCCCAGCGGTTGGAATAGTTGCAAAACTATTTACGAAGTTATTAGCCATATTTCTTTCCTTATCCTAATGCAGTCGCTAATGCGATTGAAAATCCTTCAGTAGATATTGTACCACCAACTGTAGGAAATGTCAAGTTAACAGAACCGTTTGTTATATTACCACCAGTTTGTAAATTTCCAGCAGTTAATGTTCCAGAAATTGTCACTGCATTTGGTAAACCAATAGTCACGGCATTACCAGCACCAGATGTTTCAATTTCATTTGATGTTCCACTTATTGATAGAACTTCAGTATCCAAGTCAATTGCAACTGTACCACTATCTGTAGTAACATCTAAATCAGCAGCATCTAATGCATTATTAATTTGAACTACTGCTTCAATAACATCAGTTGCAGATGCAATAGTACCAGATGCACCAGTAATACTTGCAATGTCACCAACGTCAGTTGCGAGTTCATTAAACTCAACCCTAAACTGGTTAAATGTGTCACTTGCAGTTACATTTCTATCAGCCATCTTTATCTACCAATTTTATTAAGAGAGTTTTAATTTCATGCATTTCGGACTTTAATATATTTATCTCTCTTGTTGCATCTCTTAGACCATCTTTTTGCATTTCAAAAGTTTTCTTTCGTGCAATAGCGGCAAAGTATGCATCTTTATTTGTATTTATTATACCCTTACTGTGTGAGTCTTTTAACAGATTTGTATATCCTTCTACTTGATTTCTTTCTGACATTTTATGTAGCTAATGCGATACAACGCAAGTCCTTTATTCTTGGTGCTTCAGCACTATTTGTTCCTTGCATTACAATCTTAATTGCAAAGGCAATAAACTCATCTAGTTCTGCACCACTACCATCTGATTTTTTACCAGCAGTATATCTATATTCTTTAAAGTCATCATCTGTAGTTGAAGCGTTAACAACCGTATCTGGGCCTCCGTTAGTATTAAAGAACGAATACCCAATTTCATCAAAGTCAGATGCATCATCTGAACGAAGTGTTTTAAACATTAATTTAACATTTGCACTTGACAATCTATTCATATCAAGTATAACTGAAATACCAACAGCAGGAGTATCTAACGCAACTTTTCTTGTGATATAAATTGCATCATTCTTATCACCAGAAACCGCTTCTGAAGATACATAGTCTCCTTGAAGTGCAGACACACCCATATCTGTTTTAGTATCAATCTTATTTAATCTATTTGTAAATGCAACGACAGACTTTCTATCTAATTCAATCATAGGTGATAAGTTTTCTCTTGTTGATGTTAAGTTAACATCTAAGAAGAATGATTTTGAACCAGATAGTTCATTTGTTTCGTTGATATCAGAACAAATAATTTGTGGTTTATCAAAGTAACAGTTTTCATTTAAAGTAACATTTTTTGCAAAAGAAGTACCTTGTAAATTAAATGAAGTTTCAGTACCAGAAGGTGAAGTTCCACTTGTAGTTCTGATACTAGAAGTTAGTTCTGTATCTGGTAATTGAATTGCAGGCAATAATGTTTGTAATCCATCTGCTTGTGAGTTTTCAGTTGCGACTACAACTGAACCACCTTGGTTTGAACTTGATGTTGCTTGTGTTGTTGTTGAAACTGTGTAAGTATCAATATCTGTATTTGCAAGTGCAGTGTGAGTTTTATTAATTTGGTCAAGAGGAATACCATTTAATTGATAAAGTTCTACAGTTGCATTTACTAAATGTATTGCGGCTGTTGAACTATCATAACCTCTTGTGGATGCAGTGATTGTAGTACCAGAAATTGTACCTACAATTTTTTCATCACCAATCTTAATGTAAATATTTGAACCATCATTACTTGCAACAAACTCTGCATTTGCATTTATTGAAATACTTGTTTGAGATGTTGAACTAATCGCACCAGCAAGAGTTGTAGTAATACCAGAAGATACACCACTAATTGTTACGTTATTAGTTGATGCATACATATGGTGATTTGGATGACTTACTTGTATAAATGCTTGACCAGTGATAGTTCTAATTGGGTCTACAGGCAATGTCTGTGAAGGAACAGAATCATTTGTAAGAGTTAATTTTCCAGTTGAACTAGTATCAAATGATGCACGATAAATTGTAAATTTTAAATCTTCATAATCATATGCAGTCCAAGTTGAGTTGTTCTGTGATTTAAAGAGAACACCTAAGTGTGGTTGTTTTGAAACCATTCTTGTTCCACCAACATCAATTTCACCCATTCTAGAAATCCAGACAAGGTAACTTTCACAATCGGTAAATAGAACTACACAATATTCAACATTATCTTTTAGATATACTGGACTATCAAATCTAAATGTAGTTGGTGAAGATGCGTTTGCAGTCAAGTTAATATTTGATATTTTTACACCACTAACAGCTCTTGCAGATGCAGTATCAACTGTGAGTGATGTTTCAGATGCTATTGCAGTAACTTTTGTAACAAGTGCTGATGTATCATAGTTATTAATATCAACTGAAATTCCAGATACAGTATTACCAGCACCCTTAATTGTAATTGTATCACCAACTCTAATTTTATGTCTACCAGTTAAGAATTTTGTATTAGTTCCAGTAACAGTTGTTGAACCAGAACTCATTGTAACTGTACCATCAATATATGGTTTTAACCATCTGTTTGCACCAGGCACAACCTTTGCAGTTGGAATACCATTTACCACTTCACGAATTTGACATAGTACTGGAATATCTTTATCCTTCCTTTGGAAGAAAACATCTACTTTAGTAATAAATTCTCCACCAGATGAACTTGCAACAAAGGTTTGTGCAAGTGGGTCACGCCTTCCGATTTGTTGTTCTGAAGAAGTAACGACACCACCATCATCCGTATCAAATTCCCTAGTATCGGAAACATCTGTGGTTTCTATTCTACCATTTTTAGTTGCGATAACTTCTTCTTGAATAGTTCTTAAAATACCAGTTGATGAAAAAAGAGCTTGTGCAAAAGTTTCTGGTTCTGGACTAATAACATTTGAAGAAGAAGATGTTAATCTGAATAGTCTTTCACCAGTTTTAAATTTTGGATTACCAGAAGTATTTGGGTCTGGGAGTTGATACAATCCACTCACTTCACCACCACCATCTGTAACAATTGCACCACCAAGTGAACCACCAGTTGGTGTACAGAAAGAACTTACATCAACTTTATCGAAGAAAGGATAAACTCTAGTTAAAGGTTTCATTCCTTCAGCAGTAAAGTTAATATTTTTTGCTCTCATGAATGGTATCAATGCAGTAGAACGAAGTTTGTCACCAATAGATTCATAATCCATATCAACAAGAACTTGAGTATTTAAACCAGTTCTTGCTTGTTGATGAGTTGTAGTCGTAGTTGTTCTTGTAAAGGTTTCTCTAATTAAAGTATTACCTCTCCAGAAAGTGTTTGAACCAGCATTATCTCTCTGAACATCTGTAACACCAGACCATGTTGTCTGCCATGCGTTCCATACAGTTCCCATTGCATTTCCAACTTGTGCAACTAATTGGTCAAAGTTACCCATTTGGTCAATAATAAGTGCTGGTAGTCTATTAACTTCAAACCATTCATCACCAGTTGGGTCTAAGGTACAAACGCCTGTCCACTGAAATGTTAAAACTGGATTTAAATTTTCAACTCTAGTTGCATATTCTTGTTGAGCTGCAACAACATCTGTATAAGGTAAAGTAACAAGGTCACCAGTTTTTTGGTAACTATCATTTGTTCTCTGTGTATCTGTAGTATTCTCTTCTTTTAAAGTGATACCTTTCATATAATACTTTGGACGAAGTTCTTTGTGTTCATAATCTATCGCATTTCTATAGTCATCATTCTGAACATCACCGACAGAGTGACCAGAAAAATTATCTACAACAAATCCAGATTTAAATCTATCTAGACCATTATTATCTTGAACTTGAAATGACTCTGTAGTTTTTTCTAAAAGATTAAGTGCAGTGTAATATTCAATTCTACCAATACGTCTTTCTAAAACACCAATATCTTTCATAGTATATCTACGATTTCTAGATTTTACAAAGACAATATCATTAACATCTAAAACATATGCAGGCGATTCAAAAGTTGCAACCAACATAGCTTTTTCAATTTGTTTTGGAAACTGAGGAATTTCAGCAGGAACACCTTGAACAAGTTTAAAGAAACCTTGTTCAGTCAAGAATAAGAAATCCTTTCTTCCAAGAAAGAAATCAAAGTCATATTGAAAATTTGAATTATCTTTTGGAATTAAATTTTCAGATGCACCAGTTCCAGAAAAACTTCTGTTATTAAAATCAAAACAGTAAGAAGTTATTTTATGTGCAGTTTGACTTTGAATAGATGTTGCAGTATTAATTGTACAGTCTGCAACTCTTGGTCTAAAATCAACTGTATCTCTTAAATCATATTCACCAGTAGGTTCTCTTACGTCTGGGTCAACTCTAGTTGCAGTATATGTTGGTATTTCTTTATAATCAATTGCACTGTAAGAGTCAACTCTAAAGAAATCACCAGTACCATGTGAGAAGTAGTTAGATACAATTAACAATCTACCAACTGGAGTTGGTTTAGCTGGTTTTCTTACAATTCTAGAAATATCATAGAAGTTATCTCTTTGTCCAGTATCAAGTGTAAATCTACTGGTAATATCTTTTGAACCAGCAGTTAATGTTCCTAGTGTCGCAGTTGCAGTAGATGTTCCACCAGTAATAGTTTCATTTGCAACAAATTCTCTACCATTTGTAACAATGTAAGTAATTGGATTTGTAGTATTAATGATAACGGCTGCACATTGACTTGTTGCACCAGTAATAGTTTCACCTTTTGTAAATGTTCCAGAAACACCAGTTACCGTTGATTGAGGTAATACTGGGTTTGCACTTGCATCTTCAGAATCAAGAACTGCATAAAGTTTGTAATGGTCTGCACGACCAAGTGAAATATCTGTATGTTGAGATGCAGTTCCAAACTCTGCACCACCAGTTGCATCAGCATCAACAAGTGTAAGAGTACACGCTTGTTTAGTTTTTGTTTTTTCAACTGCGACTGTTCTTGTAATTGTTGCGAGAACTTTTACTTTTGCACCATTACCCAAAACAGCTGCATTTGTAATTGTTAAAGAATTTGTTCCAGTTCCAGCAAATGAAGTTGTGGTTGTTGCACTAAGGTTAATAACATCACCAGCGGCTGCAGTTGTACTACTACCACCAATCGCAGAACCAGCAGTAAGAATAGTTACCACATAATCTGTATTTGAATTTGCACCAAAAGATTCAGTAGCAGATGATGTTAAGTTTATTTCACCAGAGGATGTTGTTGTAACAACAAACTGTTTTCTAAAGGTTAGTGAAGTTTGTGAAACACCACTATTAGTATCAGTCTTTAATGTCTTAATTCTTTTCTTTCTTAGTTTTCTAAGAAGAACATTCTTTTGTTGGTCACGAAGTTGATTTCTTAATCTAATAACTTGAACAGATGTAACAGCAGTTGCAGAGTTACTTGCAAGTGTCAAAGATGTATTAGATGCAATCGCATTAACTCTTGCAGTTAAATCAGAACCAGAACCACCAGCTCCAGGCACAGTAACAAAGTCACCAACTTTTAAGTCAAGAGTAAATGTAGTATTAAAACCAGTAACAGTTGCGTTTGAACCATTCATAGAAACATTACCACCAAGGGTAAGAGTGGAACTAAGAACAAGGTCACCAGTATAGTCAGCAGTTGTATTTGGTGAGTTCATGAACACAGATTTTACGTCATCAAAGTTTCTTGTCGTGATAGCAGAAATTGTAAGAACAACATTACTAGAGTCTTCTAGTCTTTGGTTTGCTTGTGCAGAGGTTGGTTGTGAAGATGAAATAAGTTCTTCACCAACATTAAAATTACCAGATACAGTAATCAGTTGTAGAGTATTACTTGAAGTTGCACCACTATGTAAAAAACCAGTTGCACCAGATGTTGCACCAGTAATCTTTGCACCTTGAGTAATCTGTGCAGAACTGCCTGGTCTACCAGTACCACTAGTAAGAGTGATAGTTGTAAACATACGAATATCAAAAAGATATAGATTAAATTGAGAACTTGTAACAGAAGAACTTGTAAGTGTGTTTACACCAGCACCATCATTCCCAGATGCGTGTTCATATGCACGAGCTCTTGCAAAACCAATTAGTTGGTTTGGAGTTGCACCTCTACTTGCATTTTTAATAGAATGTAATTCGATTGCACGATATGGTTCTGCAACTTCACCAGAAATAAATGGTGAAATATCTGGAGAACCAAATGTTTTTTCTACTCTAACAAAGTTTCCAACTTCAACACCAGTGATAGCGGCATCAAAAGTATCTGTAGTTCTTGGTTTTGGTAAATCTAAAAATGTTGGGATAACAGTATTAATTTCATATCCACGAACATATGCTTTGCCTGGGTCAATCTGAATAGTTGCATTTGCTTCTGAAGGAGTATTACCTTCATCTGAAACTTGTGATACAGAATAAACACCTTCATTAGAACCATCATCTAATTGTTCTTTAATATCTATACCAAAAGGTCTAACTGTATAGTTTCCAGATTCATCAAAAGTTCTTCTTGCGATATTTTCTTGAAAGACATTATAGTCTGTTCTATCTACTAGTCTTTCAATAGAACCATTTTTTAATCTTAGTAGTTCAATAAAGTTATCATCATCAGATGAACCTAAAGGAAGATTACCAAGAGTTAAATCAATTTTAAGTCTGTGAGCACCTTTTGCATTTACGTTTGTTGAACCAGCAGCATTATCTAAAAGAGTAGTATCTGATTCTGGTGTAACAAGAGTTTCAGTTACCGTTAAACCAACACGATAAGAAGGAGTGTTTGTATATTTGTCAAGGACAATCCTTTGTGCAGGCACACGAACAAACTGACCACGCACAAAGTAAACACCTTCCTCAATCGCAGCTGATGAACCGATAGAAGTTGCACCAGTTGTTAATAAGGTAGAAGAATTAGCACCAGCATTAAGAGAACTAATAGTTTTATCGGCTGCAAGACTTTCTCCATTTACAAATTCTACAGTAGAGTTTGCAATTGAAGCACCAGTTGAACCAGTTGCATTTGCATTTTGTGTTGCAGTTGTTAAGTATTTCACATAAAGAGTTGGTGAGTCTGTTGATGTGGCATCTGCAAATCCTACAACTCTTGCAGTGATACCAGAAATACTACCAGTAATAATTGAACCGACATAAGACGATAAGTATCCAGCGATAGCACCAGAGTTAAAAGTTGATTGCAACTTTACTGCATAATACTTATTTGTGAAGGTAATCTGGCCAGGAATGACCATAGACCCTTCTTTAAAAAAGTGTCTACCGTGTTTTTCAATTTGATTTTGAAGAATTGATTGTAGAGTTGTTAATTCTCTCGCTTGAACAGCAAAGCCAGGACGAAAGAGTACTCTATGAAAATTATCGTTATTATCAAAATCATCATAATATGGTGATACGTTTAAATCGGTTTTTTGCATTGTTTAGAATTCCACTACGACTTTAATATCCTCTGTTTGGTCTGAGGCTCTTGAGATTGCTCTTCTGTTTTCAACATAGATTATCTCACCAGTATCCCTTGATAGTTCTGGGTTTGCATATCCACTTGCAAAGACAACACCATTAGTAGTTCCAGATGTTGAAGTTGCTGGAGTAAATACTGCATTTGAGTTTGCACCAGTTACAGCATTCGCACCAGAAAATGCAGTGAGATTTTGATTTGCATCTAATCCATAGTTTGTATATTTTTCTTGAACATAATAAAGTATTCTGTTTGTTGCATCCCACTCTACTACAGTACCAACTGCACCAGTAGTTGCTTGTGTAATCTTTTCATCAACTTGATAAGTTCCATTACCACCAGAGGCCATTAGGATTGCATTTGTTGTTCTTGCAGTAGAAAGTGTTGAAACAGCATTAGTTGCAAAGTCTTTTGGATTTTTAACAATACCAACTCTTCTAAAATCATTTACTTGAACAACATCAGAATCAGATGGTTCAAGTTTTGATTGTAACATTACATAATGTCCACCAAGTTCTGCAATGTCATCAGTACCATGACCACCAGCTGGTTCAATGATTGCTTTGATTGTAGCTGCAGTTGCACCATTCCAAGATGTTAATATAGAACCAGAGATTAATGTTGACGCACTTGCATCAGTGTAAATGTTTGTACCAGCAAGGTCAAAGTTTGCAAAGGAATATCCAGTTCCGTTTGCTTGCATCTGTGAAAATGCTGCTGTACTACCAAGTTCTTGAATTGTACCACTAGTTACTTTTAATTTTACAATTCCACCAGAACCGTCACCTCTTAATTTTGTATAATAATCACCATCTGGAACACCAGTATATGTACCACCAGAGGTTACCATGAATACATATACACCTCTGTTTGCATCAGCATTTGCATTTACTGTAACAGGCATAAAGTCAGTTGTCAAGAAGTTTTGAATTTCTGAAGTTGTCATTGTATACATATACTTGATGTAATAGTTGTTATCTTGCCAGAACGGTGCATTGTTTGTTGATGTTGGTTCTGAACCAGAAATATTTGATGCACCAGTTTGAAGTTGGTCACCATTGTAAAGAACTTTATAAACTTTGTGTTCAGCAGTCTTGAAAAAGAATGTAGAGTCAAATACATTTGTTGCACCACTTGAACTTGTAGTTTTTGTAGTTCCGTAGTTACCAGTAGATACTCCACCAACATCATGTCTGTACATATCAAATGCAGAAGATGTTGAGAAATCTCTACGAGGTATTACATATGATTTTGAAGAAATAAGTTTTGCAGCTAACATATCATCCCAATAATATGATTCTGGTGCAACACTATCTACTGGAGTTGGGGGGTTATTATCTGTAGTCGCACCCTCACTCGTCCAAGGAGAATGTTTACCAACAAACATATAGTACTTACTAGATGCAATATCGGCAAAGAAACTGTCTGCGTTAGACTGTCTAAATTTTTCTGTAATTATCGCTGCCATTGTTTTTTCCTATAATCTTATTTAGTGTGGTTCTCTATCATTACTCTGGTTTAGTAGGCCACTTAACATTATCTGGTGATTTATACGTTTTGGTTATATCCCTTAATTCTTGACGATACTTTTTCCATGCATCAGACATTGTAGGAGCATCTGGTAAACTCATCCAATCTGATTGACTTAGTAAATTGTTTCTTTGTAATCTTAAATTTTCTAAATCTGATGCTGGTTTTTCTTCTTTTTCATATCTATTCCACTCAGCTGCAATCGCTTCTTTTTCAGATTGACTAAGTTTTTTATCTGGTCTATCACCAACATCTTTCCATGTATATGTCATATTATGAGTCCTTTATTCCGTATAAACTTATTTTTGCATATATGTTATTACTCACAATTCTAAATCGCAAACCATGAGTTCTTCCAGCTGCTGTCATAAAACCTCCAGTCGCTCCAATTGCATAAGTACCAGATGTTTGGTAACTAGAAATTGAAGTGTAAGCTACAGTATTTTTGGCAGAATCGAATGGACTATAAACTCTTATCTGACCACCAGATATTTCATTAGCTGCATTACCAGCATTAATATGTCCTCTGAAAAATCCATTTGCACCAGTGTCTACATTCCATGTACTACTACTACCACTAGCACGATAAGAAGAAGTTGTATGACCTACAGTATTAGTATTAGAAAAACCAGACCCATCTTGAGAGGGTTCAATTCTCATTTCATTATTACCAGAACCATATACATAATGCATTATAAATTCATATATGTCATATGTATCATCAAAAACAACACCATTACTTCCATGTAAAAAATCTATAGATGATGCGTTAGTACCAGTTTGGGTTTTTATGTGTTGAAGAGTTCCAATACTAGTTAGTGAAGAACCATCAAATGCTGGTAATGTTCCAGAAGTTGCCATCTTTCCAACTGTTACTGCATTAGCAGCTAGTTTTGCAGTGGTAATAGAACCATCTGCAATATCAGCGGCAACAACTGCATCAGCAGGAATTTTTGCACCAGTTACGGCATCATTCGCTATTTTTGCAGTTGTTATTGCATCAGTAGCAATTTTTGCACTTGTTACTGAGTCACTTGCAAGAGCGTTTGCTCCTAATGTATCAATAGCCATTGACTACTCCCTATTCCTTATTAAGCGACAGCACAACCGTTGTTAGCAAGAACTGCCCAACCACCAGTTGTATTATACATCAATACCACACCATCACCTACGTCACCGAAAGTAATTGTTGTTCCACCATTTAAGGTTGCTGGAGTAAGGGTTGCGTCACCACCGTCTGTTACCATTGAGATTGTTTTCAATTGTCCGTTAACACCATTTGCAAGTGTAAACGCTTGAGCACCAGATGTTACAATTGCACTATGCGCTGTGTTAAGTGACAATGCAACAGCAGAACCACCACCAGTTGCAGTTTGAGTAGCAACAACAGTTTTTGCACCACTTAACAATACGTTTGGAGTTGCTCTTGCAGAACCAGCATCTAGAGGTAACATGAAGAAACCACTATCAGATGCAGAGTGAGGTTGACCCATTATAGTTTGACCGTGAGTATTGTTCTCACAGTTGAGTCGAACAGCACCTTGGTTGTTTGCACCACCAGATGAACGAATTGCAACATGACCAGTTCCTTTTGGAAGTAATGCAAGGTCAACATTGGTTTCACCAGATGCACCGATAATTGGTGCAGTAGATGTACCAGCTGAAGCTGCACCACCAGTAGCGGCATTTGTAATTTCAATTTCGTTTACTGCACTTGCAGTTGTTTGGAAAATGATTTGTTCAGCACCGTTTGCATCTGCGATAAAACCAGCGTCTGCAAACTTAGGTGAAGTTAAAGCTGGTGAAGTTAAAGTTTTATTTGTAAGAGTATCCGTAGATGTTCTTGCAACAAGTGTATCAGCACCAGATGGAATTGTTACAGTTCCACCATTTGTAATGGATGCGATAGTTGGTGTAGTTAAAGTTTTGTTAGTTAGAGTATCAGTCGTTGCTCTTCCTACAATTGTATCAGTACTAGTTGGAAAAGTTAGATTTGATAACGCAGAACCGTTACCTAGTTTGGTGTAGATTTCTACGAAGTTGTCGTTAATCTTGTCTCCACCAGTTCTAAGGTCATTACCAGTACCGTCATTAGCGGAAGAACCAAGACCTAATGCTTGATATGCCATTTTAGTTGTCTCCTAATTTAATATTTTTCATTTATCTATTTATTTATGTGGGTAAATCCCCTACGTCAAAAGTTTTTGTACT